CCTATACAAGCGTTCCCTAACATAAGAGATGAACCATCAACAACAATCACCAGATTGTTTTTATTTATTACATTTTTAATTGAGGCACTCGATACCTTCATTCTAAATTTACTCTCATCAGTTTCATCATGATAACTTTTTAAATTTCCATAAGTTCCTGTAGAGGTTATAGAGTGAAAAGTAACGGCATCAAACTCTTCTATTTTTTTATCCAATAGAATGAAGTCTCCGTCATATACATTTTGTGATGCTCCATTCTCATTCTCTATAATATTTTGTTTTGACATAGTAGACAACTGGTCACCTAAATTATATTTTACGGAAGTTATTTCTCCTGTATTCAAATTGGTATTACCGTAGTTGGTCGAAAATGCTCCCAACTTTAACAATCTTAGTGTATTGGAAGATGAACCATATTCTAAGTTTCTAACATTAAAGGAATCTCGTATAGGGTCATTTGTTACTTTTGATGTTGATGAAGGATTGTAGACATAAGAGATATTACTAAAAGGTTTTTGTTGTAACATGAAATCTAAATTTGCTAATTTGATTATATTACCTTCATTGATATCCTCTTCTACTTTACTATTAGAATTACCATCTAATATAGAAGGTAAATTTAGTGTCGCAAATAGATAGTAAGGTGTTCCATTTTTTGTTGTCAGTCTCCTACATAACCACTCTAGTGCCTCATTAGGTGTCATATTAGGAATGATACAGGTTATGTCTTGTTGAGCACTGAATTCATCTTTAGCTGTTTTTGCCCCAGTATAAGATATATCAACTTGTCTCCCAAGTTCACTTTGACATATACTCTTCACTATTCTTTCTAAACTTCCGTTATATGATTTACTTATCTTAGTGACCTGTCCAAGAAATCCGTGTTCATCAACAAGAGAGATAACAAAGTAACTAGATTTTCCGTTTGCATCTTTAACTTGAGTTTTTATTTTATATGCTATAAAGTTTTTGTTAAATATCATTGGGGTTGAGTCTTTATCTGTGGTACTAAGAGAAATAGTAATCCTCTCTGTTCCTTGAAATTGCATATCAGAAAAAAGACCTTGGTTGTCGGTTATAACCAATTCCCCTGTTAGAAAATGTCTATCCATATTCTCATAGATAAGAAGTTCAAGCACTTGGTCGGTTAAGTCAAAATCTACCAGTCTTGAATCACTCTTTGAACTTGTTATTGTTTCATCTGCCGTCATCCTATCAGAGTGCATAATAACAGACGATAGTCTAAACTGTGGATTTACTTTATTGTTGTTAGAACTTGCCATTTTAAAATATTATCTTTTTCTCATAAGCATTTTATATTCTGCAACAACGCCTTGTATCAAATCTGGATTTATAACAATTATAGATTTCAGTTCTTCATTTTTTAGTTCTAATCGTTCTCTATATGTAATGGGTGTTAAACTTGCGGCAGGATTATTGAAATCAAATAATGTTAAGTCTACATATTCTTTATCAGAATTTTCATAATGATGAATGGAATTGTATTGTGCAGACTCCGCTAATATTGTTGCTGTGATAATAACATTTTCACCATCAGTATAACTCACAGTTTCACCTACTGGTCCGAAAGCAGTAGTGTTTATCTCTTCCCCATTGTCTACTATGAGTTGACCCATCTCTGGTATCTTACGAATTACTGTTCCAGTCGTACCATTATTTGATGTTACCGTTTGCCCAACAGGAAAGTTTTTAGATATATCGTCATTAGTTACTATTGTCCTGTAAGGATATTTGCTCTTAGTCTCATCAAGTAAGTCATATGTAGGTATGGGCCAACCCGATTCTCTTATGTGGGAATTTACTAAAAAGAATGTCCAATAGTAGTCAACAGTACCATAAAATTTAAAAGATAATATATCGGGTCTGTCTCCCGACAAAATAGTATATTTATTATAGGTAGTAGCGTTGTTGATTGCATCTACAACAGCAACGGTTTGTGTCAAATCATTGAAGAAGTTAAGTCCTTCGAAATCACCAAAACCATATAATACTGTATTTAGATTTTTAAAATATGTCGTAGGCATTTTAATATCCGTCCTTGATATCTTGTTTGTTGATTTTTTCTGATTCCTTAAAGTCCAGTTTTATTGATACTGAAATTGGGTCAAACGTGAGTTCTCCAATTGGTTCACCATCTTCATTCTTTTCCCGATACCCTTCACGAAAAGCGTTCATTCCTTCATCAGAACCATTATATGTTGTTACTACAGACTGTAAATAACAGGGTTTTATTTTATGGAATACAGGTTGATTATCATGCACCATATCTATGTTAAATCTATCAGGATATTTATAACCCATTTCAATTGCTACGGTGCCATCAGTACCAAAGTTACCTGTTATTTTTTCTGGATATAATTCTTCTCTAAATCGTTTTACTATTTTTCTAATCTCTAATGCCTCTTTCTTACTTTCTGCTTTCATCTCAAAGGCAAAAGAAAACTCTCTAAAGTTAACACCTTTGAAAATAAATCTGTAGTGGTCACCCATTGCTGTCCTAGTACCTATACCTGTAACTTGAGGACTTAATACCTTACCAAACAATTTGTTTGAACTACCTACTTTTTGTGCTGCTATTGATGCCGCTATATTTGCACCTTCAGAAGCGTTTCCAGCTAGTGCCGAACCTAATGCCCCCGCACCAGCGTTTAGTGTGTCTCCTATACTTATATTCTTACCTCCCATCGCCGCTAGTTTTGCTTGGTCTCCCATACCTAATGAAGCAGCACTAACTTCAACAGCATCAGTATACGACATCATAGGAGACATGTATAACTTTATTGCAACATCTCCTCTATCTTTAGGACGTTGATACTTTTTATCCGTACTTATTAAGTCACCATAATCACCATATTTACCCTCTAATCCATTTGAAAATGCTTCTTTCATCGATTTTAATTGGTCTAAGACTCCCCCTCCCATCGCCTTTAAAGCATTTATTGTTCCCTCAGTCATACCAATTAGAAGGTCTCCTGCGTCTTCTACATCAAGTGTTCCTGCTTTAAGCTTCGCTAATGCTGCTTCTGCTCTAGTACCCTCAACAAAAATAACTTCCAATGCTTCTCCTAATCCTGTAAGCGCATCACGTAAATTACTGAGGTTATATGTAGTTTCTTTAACAGGGGCAAATCTTATATAACTTTTCAAACCCTTGTCTACACCAAGACCTTCATATGGATACTTCAATACTTCAAGTTCTTGTGAGTTTTCTTTTTTAGGAACCTCATTCAAAACTGTTGTTGAAACTTCAGCATTGTTGTTAACTGTGATGATGTTAGGTGAGTTGGGTCCAAGACCAAACTCCTTACTTCCTCCTAAGTCCATATCTACCTCTATATTTCTCTACTAAATAGTTTATATTCGTCAAGTCTATTTATAAGGTTTTTATGGCATATTCTGGAAGATATTCAGTAAAAAATCCATCTAAGTATGAAGGCGACCCAACTAAGGTTACCTATCGTTCTTTATGGGAAAGACGTGCCTTCATATGGTGTGACGATAATCCCAATATAATCAAATGGTCATCCGAAGAAGTCGTTATACCTTATCTATATGAAGTAGATAGGAAGTATCACCGATACTTTATGGATTTAAAAATTACAACTAAACAGGGTAAGACATTCCTTGTAGAGATAAAACCCGATGGACAGACAAGACCACCCAAGGGTTCAAGAAGAACAAAGAGATACCTCAACGAGAGTTTGACTTATATTAAGAACGTGAATAAGTGGGAAGCGGCAGAAGAATATGCCAAGGACAGGGGTTGGGAGTTTGTGATATGGACTGAGAAGAACGAACCTCTGAAGTCTATTATACCCAAGTCAACCAAACCATTAAAACCAATAAAACCTTTCAAACGTCGTAAAAAATAGTATAAATAGACGTATGAGTAAGTTATTCGATACCCTATCAAGAGAAGCGTTTCGTGCAGGCGTGAACCCTCGTACTGCGGAATCACGTAAGTGGTTTCGTCAACGTGCAAAGGATTTACGTGGTGTTAATCGTAGAGAGTTGATGGGTGAGTTGCCTTCAGGGGGCAGTGTCGTTGGAACAATGCAGATGTTCTTCTATAACCCAAAGACAAAAGACACACTACCTTATTACGATAAGTTTCCTTTGGTTGTTGTGGTTGGTCCTGCAAAGGGTGGGTTCTATGGATTGAACCTTCACTATCTACCTCCATTCTTAAGAGCGAAACTACTAGGTGGTTTGATGGATATCGCTACAAGTAAAACATCACCCAACGCAAAGTTTGAAATATCATATGGTACACTAAAAGCGGCAAGTAATCTGAGTGCATATAAACCTTGTTTTAAACACTACCTTGCAAGTAATGTTGCAAGTGGTTTTGCGAAGGTTCCTGCACCCGAATGGGAAATTGCGACCTTCCTTCCGATTGCACAGTTTGCTAAGATACCAAACCCTCTAAAAGCATATTCAGATTCAAGAAAGATGATATAAATGGCAAAAGGAAGAGTATATAACCAGAAACCACAAATGACAGGTGGAGTTAATTTAGCGGGTAGTGGTGGGTCTATAAATGATTTCCAAGCAGCGGTATCTGCCGCTGGTGGTTTAAACGACCAGACCTTATACCAAATAACCTTTCCTCCTTTAGTTAAATCTGTTACGGGATTTAATAGAGAGTTAAACCTCCTTTGTTCTTCTGTTACATTACCACAGAGAAACCCAACATTTATGGGGAAACAAATTGGAACAGTACGAAAAAGTATGGTTCACGGTTTTACAAAAAATGATATATCAATGTCATTCATATTACTAAAAGATTTAACAGCACAAAAATATTTTAAAGCATGGCAACAGTTAATTTTCAATCCAAATGACCATCAAATGGGTTATTATAAAGATTATGTAAAAAATATTACAATTTCTCAGTATGGTAAAAGACCGCGTGGTCTAGACTACACTAGGACTGTTAATGAAAAGGTAAATAATAAAGGCGAAACAACCACGACTACGACTTACAATACAGGAAGAAATCAAGTTACAAAGATAAGTTCAACTTCACCTATGTTATCAACTATATCAATTAATGGTGGAGGAGGTATGATATTCTTTGATAAAACACAAGAATATAAATTGATAGACGCATTCCCCATTGTTGTTGATGGAGAAGATGGACAAACACTCACAGCAACTCCGCCTGATGGTGAAATTAGTTCTCTAAATGTTACATTCTCATATAAAGAATATATTCATGTATTCGCGGGGATTAATAAAAAACTTCCAGATGAAGAAAAAGAAGAAAAGAAAAATGGTCAAGGTCCGCCAAGAGAAAAGACAGGACGCATAATCTAATGACCAACTTAAAAGATATATAAATAAATTATAATATTACTATGGAGAAAAAATAAATATTATGGCACTACCTAAAATAAATCAAGCGATAAGATATGAAACGATTATACCGTCTTCTCAAAAGAAGATAACATATAGACCTTATTTTGTGAAAGAAGAAAAAATACTAATGCAATCGTATGAGTCCGACGACGAAGGTGTTGCAATGAGGGCAATGATGGATACTGTTGTAGCTTGTGTATATGATACAATCGTACCCGCTAATCTTACCACCTATGATATAGAATTCTTATTCACACAGATAAGAGCAAAGTCTGTTGGAGAAAAATCTAAGATAATTGCTTCATGTATAAAAGAAGACTGTGAAATAAAAACGACTTTGACCGTAAACCTTATGGAAGTAAAGGTTCAATCAGGGGCAAGAGATGATGTGAAGGATGTTATTGAACTTTCAGATAATATTCTGTTAGAATTAAAATACCCATCATTCGAATCCTACATAGGTATTTGGAACGAAGAAAAGACAGATACTGAGTTCGGTTTGGATATGATACCCTTTTGTATAAAGGCAATAATTTCTGGAGAAGAGAGAATAACAGATTGGGGTGAAGAAGAAATATCAGATTTTATTGACTCTATGACTAGTGAACAATTTGCTAAGATTACAGATTTTATAGAGAACGCACCATCGTTAAAACATGAAGTAGAATTTGATTGTCAATGTGGACAAAAAAACAAAGCAATTCTGGAGGGTCTATCTGATTTTTTTTAGTATGCCTCTCTCACAATGATTTGCTAACATATTATAAAGTAAATTTTGCGTTGATGCAGCACTATAGTTATTCTCTTCAAGATATAGAAAATATGATTCCTTGGGAAAGGGAAACTTATTTAACTTTGTTAGAACAACATATAAAAGAACTAGAGGCAGAACGAAAAAATGAAGGACGAGAAAGCATTGCAAATCTTTAATAGGACAAAGAAATGAAAGATGAATTAGGTAAATCAATTTCTAAGCTTTATACTGGAATCGTAAAAAATATAGAAACTAGTGTTATTAATGCTGATAAAAAAATAAAAGAAAAAAGACCCGTTGAGGCTGTTAAAACTTTTGTATCTAACAACAACCCTATAACAAAACTTGGACGGAAGGCATCAGATAAAAAAACTGAGATTGTAGAAGGTGTTAAAAAATCAAAGAACGCCTATAAAACAGCTGCTTTTGGACCCCCAGCTGGCGCTGGCACACCTATAGTTTTAAGTGAAAAATATAAAGAATCTATTGGGCCCAAACAACCCGAAAGGGCGCCAGAGGTTTTATCCACACCAAAGAAAAAACCAACCATTGAAGAACAAGCAAAGACATTCATGCAAAAACGGAGTATAACTCCAAACTCAACTCCCAAAAAACAAGACATGAACATGAAACCCCCTCCTTGGGTAGGAACGATAACGAAGAAAATAGATGGTGTTAAAGAAGCAATCGGTGAAGCACCAAAGAGAGAAAAGGAACCAGTAAAAGAGGTTAAACCTGAAAAGGAAACAGTAACTCGCGAAAGTATGTTGACAACAATTGCCACAAAACTAGGTGGTATCAGAAGAAATATGACCGAGCAAGGTAGAGCAGAAAATAAAGAGAGAAAGACTCAAAGAGCAGAAGACAAAGTTAATGCAAAAAAAGAACGTGCTGACCGTATTCTTATGGAAAAGAAAAATCTCAGAGAGGAGATTAAAGAAAACCGTAAAGCAGCAAAGAAAGAACGATTTGATAAAGGAAATCCACTACAAAGAATATCTAAGTTTCAACTAGAAGCAAAGAAAGCAAGAGCTGACGGAACATTTAAAACTAAAAAATGGAGAGAGAGGACTAGAAAAGAAAACAAAATGTTTGTGTTTTCTAAAATAACTAGTATAGTAGCAACATTGGCAAAGGTTCTTATTGCTGCACTTGTCCTTGGTTTAGTACTTAAAGGTATTGGTAAAGTACTAAAGGTAGCAACTAAAATTAAAGAGTTCTTGTTTGGTAAAAGACTAAGTGAGGAAACTACTAACGCAGAACAATACGGCATTGGCAAAGGAAGTACTATAGATACCACAGGTATTATGGCTTCCGAAGACTTTGATGATAAGGAGAAGAAAATTGTTGCAGAATCAAGTTCATTGGCTAATTCAAATAAACTCGGTAACTTTATAGCAGAAGGTGGTAGAGATACATTTGGGCGTACAATGAATCTTACTGGAGCAGTTCTATCAAAAGCGGGTAATATAAAATACCTAAATACCCTTCCACAAGCAAGAGCAGCAAGAGCTATAGGTAAAAAATTATCAGCAGGTGGGGCAGCAACTTTGTCTGCAACATCTTTCCAAGGTAAAACTATTGGAACAACAATAGATAATCAAGTAGATTCAACTACATTTAACCGAACTAGAGAACAAATTAAAAAGACAGGGGATAAGGAAAAATTAAAAGAATTTGATGATGCTTACAAACAAGCAAATAAGAAAAACAAAGCAGATGAAAAACGATTAAAAAGAATTGCAGCTGGTAAGTCATTTTCGACAAAAAATCTTGATGCAGGTGAAGCAGAGATGTATGAAGGATTAACTGCTGAACAGGCTCAAGAACAATTAAAAATGTTCAAAATGAAGAATGGTAGATTTAAAGGTGATGGAAGTAGAGACTTAGATAGAATTACCAAAGAAATTACGGGTAAAACATACACTGAACAGAAACGAAGTGTATTATCTGATTTTGAGAAGGCAAACCCAAATTATTTAGCGGGTAGTAGTGGAGATACGTCTAATATTGCGGCAGAGTTCAAAGAAGGTTCTACTTGGAGTAAGAGTCAAGAAAAGAGAAACGAATTACTACAAGAAATAAAATCTGCTATCGCTAAAGCTAATTCAGGAACAACTTATATTTCAAATGACAATAGTACTAATAGCAGTCAATCGAGTACTGGAGGAGGCGAAACAAAATATATTGGGGGACCACCTGTTGCAGTTGACAAAGAAGCAATGGTAGACCATGCTATTGCAGGATAAAAAAAAGGGAGACCCGAAAGTCTCCCCTTAGTCCTAATCCTCTGCCGCGAGTTTCGCGAAGTAGGATAATGTATCATCATCTCCCTCAGATGCCATCGCTACCTGCGGTTGAGGTGCAGACGGTATCACTTGAGGTTCAACTGACTTAGACCCAACAGTCTCGGCAGTTCTCTGTAATGATTCATTCTTCATAGTAGAACCAGAACCAGTTGCTTGACCTAACACAACTTCAAGTCGTGCCTTCAAGTCATCATAAGACTTGTATGATGATGGGTCAGTAAACTCACTCATGTCATGCATAGTATTATAGGTTGCTTCTAGTTTAGTTTCTTCACCTTCTAATAGAGGTGTCGGAGACTTGAACTCAGACTTGTCGTAGTTACGATATCCCGCAACGTTACGTATCTTGAGTTGGAAATCAGCACCACTCCAAAAGTCAAATGGGTTGACAGGAGTTTCATCAGGATACTCAGGTTGCATCTTATCCATAATCTTATCAAAGATTTTCTTACCAAAGTCGTAAAGGAATACTTTACCATTGTTGGAAGGATTAGATGGGTCACTTAGTACCATAATGTTGGTTACATAATGTAGTCGTCTCTTTTGTTTACGAGCAGTTTCTTTGTCCTCTTCGATACCAGAGTTCCAAAGACGTGAGTTGTATTCACTCACAGGGTCTGCTTGTCCACCCAGTGTGGTAAGAGATTTCTCTACATACCATTGACCTGTAGCACCCTTAAAGAAATGGTCAAAGTATCTTACCCAAGGTAATTCTTGACCTTCCCCTGCAGGAAGAAATCTTACAACAGCATAACCATTGCCAGACTCATCGACAGTCGGTTTCCAGAACCGTAAGTCTTCATATTTATTTGTGGATTTTTTTGTAGTTGACATTTCTGCGGCGGCGTTAGCGAGTTTAGAAACATCAGTACGATTAGATTTTAGATTAGCAAAAGACATATATATTTTTCCTTGTATGTTTTGTGTGTTTTGTATTGTTTGTATTATATCATATTGTGACTGTAAAGTCAAGTGTATTTATAACATTTTTATCTCCTATGTTGTGGGTAATGGGTGAGACTTCTCAAGATAGTTTAGGTTCATTGCTTCCCCTTCTATTCTCTCTTTGATAGAAACTGATAGATATTTCTTCACATCATCAATCTCAATTGTATTCTCATCACAGAGATATACCACGGCATCCATATAAGACATAGACATTTTTCTTACGGTATCTTCTACCATCTTACTGAACCTCTTCTTACTTAGGAAATTACTTTCTTGTTTTTCTTCGGTAGGACTATCTGCTCCACCCTGTATAAAATCAACTTTCATATTCTTCTTTCTTTGTTTTGTCCCATACTCCGATATCATCATACCAAAGACCCGTGACACGTTTCACTTCACCATTATCATGGTAACCTTTTTTGAGAACAGTCCATCTTGTCTTGTGCTGCATCTCATCACCATAGAACATATCTAACCACACTCCAGTTTTGAGATAGGTCTTCATGTTAGCAATATAGACTTGGAGTTTCGTATAGTCGTTACGTTCTTTCCAATTCTTTGAGTCTCTCTTCAGACGCATGTCCTTTGTTTTGATATCAAGTTCACAGGTCTTTATCCACTGTTTTACTTTCTTCCAATGCAAGGCATGGTCTTCGGGTAAGTCTCGTATATCCTCATGAACCGATGCACTACCATCATGTCCACGAGCGAGTCGTGCTTTCGCAAGACGTTCACTCGCGGCAAGACGTTGTTCCTCAGTGAGTTTACGTTTCTTCTTTGCCATATTATGCGGTGGCGCGATTGAAGGTTAGTAAACTATCAACGCGGAAACTTCTCCATTCACTTAGGTCAGTATCAAATA